GGCTGCCGACACGTACCGAATCAGGCCGCTTTGGCTGGCCGAATACGGTAATCATGCAACGACCCGCCGTGACCACGTTGCCCATGGCGCGTGCTGCGATGCTGGAACCCGCCTTGATGAACAGCGGGAAGTAGTACCACTGACCACCGGAACCGACGGTATAGGGCGCGGCGTGGCCACCAATCAGGTACGGGATCACCGTCCGGTAGCTTGTTCCGCCTGCGTTATCAACCCCAATATCGACCAGCACGTTGCGCGTGGTCGCCGAGGTAGAGAACGAGTTGAAGTTGATCGTAATGCCAAAGACATCTTGAGCAACCGTCGCCCCGCTCATCAACTGAGTCCAGCTACCGAATGTCGGTGCAGTGCCCGGTGTCAGCGCGGTTCCGTAGGTCGCAGCAGGGCGTGATGCCCCATTGCTGGCCCACCACTTGAAGTCGCCTGCTGAAGGTACATAAAGTCCCATAGAAATCCTTAGGTAATCTTAAACACACCCACTGAAGCAGTTTGATCTAGGTCTACTGTAACAGTCTCGCCAGCAGCAACAGCCTGACTTGAACCATAATCCCAGTAAGCTACGTTAGTACCCTGAGCACCCTGAAGTACAGTCTTATTAACCAAGATTGCGTAGCGGAAAGTGAAGCCACCTCCAGAACCAGTCCAGACTGCCGGATCGGCTAGGACAAGTACAAAGTCTGAGGCGTTCATACCAGAAGAAGTAACTGATACAGTAGCCCCGCCAGCGGTATAACCACCTGAGGTTGCTAGGTCAGTAGTACCTGATGTGAAGACTTTAGAACCAGGTACAGTGTTGGTTAGGGCAATAGCCCAAGTATCCGTACCGCAATTGATACCTTCTGCTAGGTCTTCGTTAGCAGATGTGATTTTTACATATGAAGCTGTAGGCATTTATGTTCCTCTTGTATATGTGATTGTTGCCCGGTCATCCCAGACATTATCAAAGTTAGCATTTCCATCAGCCCATCGAACGCTAATACCACCAGTAAGGTCAAACTTCCTGATCTGCCATACTGGGGCTGATTCTAATGAGTCTATGGCAGCCACTCCTAAGTATGTGATTGTGGCACTAGCTTCATCCAAACGTAGATCCACATTAGAATCATTACGATGGTAGATAGAGACACTCATATTAACCCATTACTGAGCGTAGCTTAGCAAGCTTTTCGTTGTATTCAACGATAAGTGATTCTGCTTTTGCTTGTCGTTGTTTGAGGGACTCTTCTGATTTACTCAAGGATTTATCACGACCCTCAAAGGATGCTTGTAGTTTCAGTGCATCCTCTTTGGTAACCTGGGCTTCCGACAGGAGAGCCCTGGCAGTTTCATTGGCTTCATCAGCAGTGGCTTGTGCTGCGGCAGCGATAACAAATTGGGCTTCTAAACGAGCTTCTGCAGCCTTTACTTTCTCAACATAAGCAGCTTCATTTTTTTCAGCTTCCTTTTCAACGGACTTGCGTAGTTTGTCTAGCTCAGAGGCTTTTCCAACAGTCTCGATAGCAGCATTTAGCCTACCCTGTTCATCTTGAAATCGCTTAAGTACTGTTTCATACTTGGCTGGATTTTTAACAAGATCAATAAAATCAGCAATGTCTTGTAGGTTCATTATCGGAGTCCTTGTAGGAGAGTAAGTGTTGTGCTACCAGTACCAGCGGTGTTGTTAATACGCACAGCGCGCACTGGGAAAGCATAGTTCCCATCCTTATTTGCAGTCTGTGCTGTAAGAACTGAGTGGATGAAAGCTGTGGGTGTTACAGTAGTATCAAACACATCATCAAACGTGTGTTCGATATTATAGGTGATCGTGCCATCAACAACAACGCCGAGTCCGACATTGAATGGACTTTGTTTATAGTCTACTGGAATCCACGCCGTTGTTCCTGTACCTGTCTTGCTTATTACTTGTGGACGCATTATTTTTCCTCAAAAAAATAGGGGGTAAACTGCTGTTACACAATCTACCCCCTATGGGTTTACTACAGACTCAGACCTTGTGGTGGGATGATGTATTCCACCTTGACAATAACCCGACTGGTTAGCGTTGCGCTAGCCTTGAGATACACAGTCTTATCTGATGTTAGTTGAACACCTACAGATGCTCCAGTATCAGTACCGCCAATCGCGGCATAACCTGTGGAGTTCGGTGCATAAGTATCAACAAGTTCAACACCACCATTTGTGAAACCGACGTTAATGGTTTGGGTTGTATTTGCACCTGCTGAGATTGCGTAGACACCAACAACCACAGCGTACTTAGGTAGACCGAAAGCGGCGAATCCGGTAGAACCGTCTGCTACTTCTAGAACACCCATCTTTACATACGGGTCCCGTGCTGCTGGTGTAATTGTAGTTACACCTGCTGGACCAATACCATAAGCTGCCATAATTAATTCCTTTCTATATAGGGGCCGAAGCCCCTATTGAGTTAATTAGGCACCAGCCGAACCATAGATTGCGCGTGGATCGCTCCAGCCAAAGGAGTAACGAGCAGTAGCCTTGTACTTAGCGTTCTCGGTATCGAAGTCATTGTCCATCTCGAACTGATCACCACGACGCTCAAAGTACTTGAGACCATCCTTAACGCTAGTTAGAATGAACCAAGCATCTGCATCGGTGAGGTAGTGGTTGGTAATGACATTACTAAAGATACCCATATCCTTGAGGACGTTAGGATCATTTAGATCAGTACCGACACGACCATCAGAACCAAGAATCCGCTTAGCTTCAAACTGGAGTTGGTAAGGAATGACGAGCTTCTCTGGCTTAGCAGCGATGAGCAGACCACGATCATCACGGAAACCCGCGATGTCGATAACGGCTTGTTCAAGAGCAGCTTCGGACAGGTCAGCAGCAGTGCCAATGACGTTGGAGAAAGAACCACCAGCAACATTGGGGTGATCGGAAGCAAGCAGGGTCTTGCCATCGCCACCTAGGAAACCAGAACCAGCGAAGGCACGGTTATAAATGTTAGCACCAACGATTTCCTTAGTATGACGCATAGAACGGGCAAGAGCCTTTGCCTTTTGGGCACCGACTTTACCGTACTGGTCATCTTCATACATTTCGCGGGTGATGATAAAACCAAGTGCATACACAACATGGTTGTACCGTGAGGTGAAGCCTTGACGCTCTGAGTCATAAGTGATTGGAGCGCCCTCGTTCTTGACTGAAGCAAGACCGAATGAGCTTAGACCGAGATCCTCTTCGTATGCACGATCAGAGGAATTCTTCTCGAAGAGCTTGTCCCATTCAACGGGATAGTCTGCATACTCCTTACCGTAGATGGAGTTAAGACCTGGCCAGAGAAGTTTAGCAAACGAGCTAGAAGTGATAATGCCTGACATTATTTATCCTTTCCTAATTATAGGGCGAAGTTGTTATTGGTGATGCGGCAGAGTACCTTGGCATATGCGCCGGACTCATTATCAACACGCTGAACTAGGCCGAGAACCTGAACAACGCCAGTGGCGGTGTCAGTAATAGCGAAAGACGAGGTGCCAGTAGTTGCATCACCACCAACAGTACCAGTGAAGTCGAAACCACCAGTGGTTCCTACATCAGCGGCGGAGAAGGTAGCTTTCTGGGCCTCATAAACAATGTCTGGTGCATCTGCAACGAGTACATACGCAGCAGTTGCGCCACCAGTAACGGATACAGGAGTGTCAAGTGAAATAGAACCACCAGACATACGACCAGTTACAGGGTCCATCTTTGCTGGAACAACACCAACAACAGCACCAAGAACGGCGGCATCATTAGTAGCGGCAGAGACTTCTGCGATACCATTCTGTGATGCAGCACCAGTCAGTTTAACCAAGTCACCAGGGACTAGTTTAGTACCACTGACTACGGCATAAATGTTAGCTTGACCAGAATAGGGGGAGCCACTAATATGCTTTACTGGCTTAAAGCCAGCGATTTTAGAGATGTTAGCCATACTCTTTATTTCCTTTCAGAATTATTGAGATGCTCCCCGTGTTTAGTTGTTATTAGTTCACCTTAAATGAACCGTAATCAGAAGCACGGGAGGCATCGGTTTTCATTGCCTTCTCAGTTTCGTCGATCTGTGATTGTTTCGCAGTCTGATCTTCCTTGTACCATTCCTTTTTAATACGCATTAGGTATGATTTAGTTCCATCATTACTGGTAACACATTTAGCAGATCCCAAATCCGAGGGGTCAAAAACACGAGAATCTCCAACCACAATGGACTCATCTTGGACGAGTTCATAACCAGCGGATTGGAAGTTGGTTACTCGACTACCGGTATCGTTAACAAAGCGGTACTCGAAATCTGGGTCCTTATCGCCAGTGATACTCTGTGGACCCCGTTGAAACATTGGCTTGCGTGCTACACGCTTTTCTTGTACTCTACTCATTTAACACCTCTCATGGCTTTTACTTGTGTAATATAGTCATCTGCTGTCATAACACCTGTACGAACAAAGGTATTCATTACCTTACGTTCCTCATCAGACATCTTAAAAGAGTCCTGTTTGGGTTGTCTTGTGTCGTTTGACCCTTCTACTGGTGAAGGCTTCCCCCTATTGGGGTTCTGAAACTTTTCTTTAAACCGATTACGAACTTGTTTTGAAACAAAGTTGAGAACTGCGTTGGGGTCAATACCAGGATTATTGCTGGCATATCGTTGGCCCACTGCATCGGCATAATCGTGCATTTCTACATCAGCGGTGTACCACTTATTGCTATTGACCCAACTAACAAAGTCTGGGTGTGGCTGTTGTGGTGTCATCTCTGCTGCAACTTCACGAGCTTTCTGCTCTGCCTTAAGATCTGTGAGAAGCTCTGAGGTTTCTAGATAACCATCTGAGTTGCCTTCTTCTAGATGCTTCTTTTGCAGAGCCTTCAATTCAACTACGGCTCGATTGTACTCGGTTTCTTTTACTTTAGTATGGTGATCCTGTAGCATCTTAAGAGCCTTGCGGGTCTCTTTAAGTTCTTTGCCCATGGAATCAATCTTACCAAAAAGCTCACCTCGCTCAACAAACTCCTTAGCAGGACGCCATTTCTCTGGATCGCCATCCCACTCTTCTTTTGGACGCCAACCTTGTTCACGAGCTTGTTCCTCATGGGAATCCGCTGGTGCTGATTGTTGTTCCTGTTGTTCTACTGCGGGTGCATCAACTTGTTCTTCTACCTGAACTTGGGTGTTTTCTTCACTCATCTACATTCTCCGTCACTAGACATAAAATATCTACATCGTTTACTAAAAGATATACAGCATCATCTGTATCACGCACTTCTTTGCCAGCATACCTAGCAAAAGAAACTCGATCTCCGGCACTAAGGATATCTGGTGATCTACCATAATCAATAAATGCTTGTGGACCTGTACGTACTACGGTGCCGTATTCAACAGCCTTACGCTCTTTTTCTGTTACCATATCTGGGATAATAATACCACCATCAGTCTTCTTCTCGACATTATCTGGTTTAATTAGAATGCCATGCAATAGAGGGATAATCATTCGGCCTCCATATTAACGAGATCATCAATACGAAAATCCGCCAGTTCCCTGTAGGCTGTAATCAGGCCACGAAGATAGTTATCTTGTACACTATCCATCCCGGCTTGTACAGAGAGCACCTGCATGGCGTCATAGATACGCTCCTGTGCTGCCTGCATAAACGCCTTGGTAACTACGTTTTGTTTCCACTCTTGAAACTCACCTAGACTTACTAGACTCATTCTTTACATCCCCTTTGGATTGTTGTTTGGCTTGTTGCTCTTTTAGTCGGAGCGTTTGTTGACCAGTTTGATGTTGTTGCACCAAGCTCTGGTGGTGTTGCATGGCCTGTGTGGCCATATTCTGTTGTGCCTGAGCACCCTTAATCTGCATGTCTTGGATCGCTGCTTTACCCTTAAGGACAGCTTCCATTTGTTTACCTTTAAGCTGCTCACGTAGCATCTCAGCTTTCATGCGAGCTTCTTGTTCCTTAGCGGCACCTTCCATCTGTAGCTTGGCAGAGGCCATCTGCATGTCCATCTGTGCCTTCTGTTGATCAACCTGTGCCTTAGCCTTCAGTGCTTCCATCTTAGGATCTGGGGGCGGTGGGCTAGGTTGCTTCAAAGCTTTTTCAGCGTTAGGAATCTCATGTGCTTCTAGATACTGTTGGGTAAACCACATAGGATCAATAGTACCCATTTGCATGATCTGCATTACGGACTGAAGCTTGGCTTGTTTCTCTTGTGAAGAAACAGCCGTAGGATCAGCACCGGGGATAATATCATCTTCCGGTCCTTGATAATCAGACTGTGGTACAGGTTCATCAAGTACGGATACATACTCCTCGTGATTCATATACTCTCGATTGAGTGCATAGATCTTGCGGAACTCTTTAGTGAGGCTACGATATATACGCTTATAGACAGCAGTAAATACCTTCATGCCTTGCTCGATAGTCGCCATCGTAGTCGTGGCCGGAGTGTTCTGGCCAGGCATCTTGCCAACAAAGATTTCTGCGACGGAGGCCAATTCTTTACCTGACTTGAGCAATAGATCAAGTAGGTTGAATAGGACTTGAGATGGCTCACGAACAGGAAGCGGGAAGATCTGCTTCTTAAGATCGTCGCCAACGGCGTTGACAGCTTTCCATTCACCAGGCTGGAACCTAGATTCACCCATCTTGATACGCAGACCTTTACCAATAAAGCCTGCTTGTAGATTACTTAGTGATCCAGCATCAACCAGTTGGTTAATGATTGTGTTAGCACTGTTGTTGAGAGGCCCCAAAAGACGCCCAAAACCGATGTCGTAAAAGCCGCCATCTGGGTTGGGAATAAAGCCATACTTTGTATAGTACTGTGTGGCTTCGATGGCCATAATCTTATTTTTGTCATTAACCATTACTCCTGATTCAGAGAATCGTGGAACAATACGAAGAACCTTTTTAGTTGCTTCTTCTACAGTAACGATGTAAGGTTCAGGATAACCATCACCATCAAGATCGAAATAGGTATGCTGTTCCAGAATGAGGTAGGGTGTGGCATCATCGTCTGAAGTATTCCGTTGAAATGCTTTATTTACTGAGGTGGTAGGATCATCAACAGACTGTTGTGGATCACCAAGTTCTGCATCAATATAGATACCTTGATTAATACGCTCAGTAACTTTCCGCTTGGATAGGTAGAAAATTTCTGTGATGCGTTCAGCATCCTCGATATTGCGAGTCCAGTAATTAACAACCAATGTCTTTGGTAGAACCAACTTAGAACAGTTACGTTGCTTGTTAGGGTCCCAGTAGGTCTTCTTGAAGCAGGTACCAGCGATTGGTAGTGTGATAAGGAGCTTGTCCATATCCTCTTCCCAATCAGACATCTCATCAATTAGTTGGTAAGACATGTGTGTGGATACACGCTTGGCTCTAGCAGCTTTCTCCCCCTGAGGATCAGAACCAACAATCTTGACTTTAACGATTTTACCGTTAGATGGTACCAAGGTTGGATAGGCTCTTGCTGCGAACTGCATTGCAGCCGTAGCTAGTAGTGGGTATTTGATATTTGCAGCATTCGGCCAAGGATATGTCTTGTCATTGGATATTTGTAGGGCTAGCTCTGTCCAATTAGTTAGATCTTTTTCCCAGTCCTTACGTGAAGCTAGATCATTTTCATAACCAACAGATACTTGATTACCAATGTAAATCAGTTGGTCTTCATCAAGAGAATCCGCGATGTTATTAGAGGACATAATCTTGTCCAACTTCAATTTAAATTCAACCATAGTCAGTATCCTGTGCAAGAGTCACGGCCTAAGTCGCTATGGCCAGATTTATTGTAAGTGTCTTCATATTCTTCGTCGTCTATTTCTTCTTTTGTCATACCTTCAGACATATAATCAATCAATATACCCTGATAAGACAGTGCATCAACCACGTCATCGTGTTTAGCACGTGGAAAAGACAGGCATTCATCAAAGAAAATGTCCCACCAATCAGCATCCTTGTCAAATTTGACCTGACCCGCACGCATTCTAGCTTGAATAGAACGAGCACGCTGGATTTTGTCTTGGCGGTGTGGCTTAAGTAGTACAATGTTTAGATAAATGCCTGATTCCATCATAGCTCTGTTGAGATATGGGCCAATGGCCTTGGAAATCTGTGTATCCTCAATACCCACAGCCTGTGGATCATAGGTTTTTTGTAGGGCAAGGAGCGTTTCGACGATAGCATCACCGGCAATACGATCCCTGATCACATGTACGATGTGTAACTGTCCGTTATGGTCCATACCACCTACCACAATTGCGGTATAGTCAGCACGATCCTTCTCAGAAATCGCTAAGTCAGCGGTTATGTAGTATGTTAAATTCTTTTTCTTGTCTTCCTCCGTCATTGGTAGGAAGTCCGTTTTGCGGAAGTAGCGGATAGAGTCATCCACAGGATTACACAGCATTTCACAGGAATAAACTTCAGGTATACCCTGTTCAGTTAGCTCTGTTCTAAGTTCTTGTAGTGACTCTTTGCTATGCATTTCTGGCCATAAGATCCTACTAAAGTCAGCGTTATGTGCACGATACTTCATAGTACGCCACATACCAGACTTCTTTTCTGACCAGATCTTAAGGTCTTCTACATGAGTTGTCTTTGCTCTCTCTGATGGCATAAGTGATTCTAGAATATCATCCAAATTCATTGGAGTACCCACAAGAATCAACCTACCATCCTTGGATCTGCACGGAACCAGCGAACCGTAGAACCATCTACGTAGCTTTTCACGGCGATCTTTATTGGCAACCAGCTCTTCGTTGAGTATGTCGTCACATATAATCAAATCTGGACGAGCACCCTCGAAGAGTAAGCCGCGCAACTTTTGCTCTGCACCTTTGGCCATAACGCGGAACTTATGACCATCATTAAACTTTACAATAATGTCGTCTTCTGTACACTTCTCGTAGATTAAACCCTTTTCATCCACTGGCAAACCAAATAGTGACTGAATTTGTTTCGAGTCCTCCAAGATCTGTTTGATCTGACCCAGGAACAACACAGACTGGGCTACGGTGTCCGACACAATGATTACAAACTTCGCCTGGCGAAACAAAGCAGCGGCCATCGTATAACTTACTGTAACCGTTGTTGACTTGCTGTGTCTCCGTGGAGCACACACTGCTACGAACTGGTCCGGGCCTGTGCATAGTTCCCAAAGCTCCCTATGAAAATCTTTAAAAGGAACAGGGTTGTCGAAGTAAGGTGTAAGACAAGAACCGACGAAACCCTCAACAATGTGTTTATCTAGTGTTACTTTACTTTCTACGGGACTCTCGTTTACTTCGCTCACTCTTCATGCTCCCATCTTTATTTCGGGAAAAGCTTCTATTCTGACCTGGATTTTGTACAAACAAGTTAGCTAGGCCATTAGCCCCACCCTTGCTTACTGCCTTACGATGCCCAACATCTCCGACAATAGCTGTACGTTTCACGCCTTTTTTCTTTGCGACAAGTCCGCGTGCTCGGTTACGCTGGGCTCTGGCACCATCACGTTCTGGGTGTTTCTTTTCATACCGAGCCTCTTCTTTTTTATAATCACGTCTTCCATTAGTCATGTACGGAATGATAGTTCCCCTTACGCAGATTATCACCTTTGGGGATCACTGCAAGATTACTCCAAATATGAAGACCACAAACCCCGCTACCCCTCAAAGGTACTATGTGATCCACATGCCATTCAATCCCAGTTTTTTCGTTGCGTAGCTTGCGAAGCGCATGGGCTTCTTTGACAACCAACTCGGTTAGTTCGTCATAAAATCTAGCTTGTTTCGCACGGGTGGCTCGCAGATTTGCTTTATCTCGTGCACGTTGTGCAATACGTTCTGGTGTGTTTTCCAAAGGACTAATCCGCTTAAGCGCCCCGACACGTTTCAAATAATATGCTTTATTCTTCTCTCGGTGATATGCCAACTGCTCCTCGCGGGTCAGCTTGCCGTACTCCACCGTGCCATGAGGATTTTTCCTTCCTAGGTTTCCATGAGGTTTCTTGGTCATGTATGGCAATTTTGTTCCCCTTAGATTGTTTATCTGTGATAGTCATTTAGCAGTACCAATCTTTTTATCAAAGGAGCGTGCTGCGCCTAGACCCAGAATGCCTGTAAGTATGATCCACAAAGCGTCTGTTGGTAGAATCGGTGGTGCTGTCAATGTTAGTGGAATCCACTCATTAGCCTGCATTATCGCCCAACCCCAAGTAAGGAATGGGTAAACAATAAACTGATACCCCATAGCCCCGGCACCAATCCAGCCAATCGCAGGACGCCAGCCAGCTACAAAGATTGAAGAGTGGGAGGCTTCTACTTTATTTACTTCAGTTTGGAGGGCAGCGCGATCTGTCTCTGCTGTGTATGCCTCCAGTTCGGCTTTGATGCGCTCCTCATCACTCGTAAACAAATCATCAGCAACTTTACCAACTGTCTCTACAATACTACCAAGACCCATAGTTAATATTGGATTCATTAGGCATCCTTCAAAGTGCGATTGATCCAACCAAGCAAGAACTTGGATTGTGATCGATTCTTCATGACAATATCACGGTACCGAGCGATTTTGGCTACTGTGTATGAAGGCATAAAAATATGTGGTGAGATGGTGTTTAAAGCAGACACTGTTTTAGATTCTAGCACACCATCTGGAGCAGTACCTACTACGATCTGAGCGAGTTTGACTGCTACCTTAGTACCGGTATTAACAGCAAAGCTGAAGATAGACTCAGCCATACGTTGGTCATTTAGTTCATCACCTTTGATAACATCCCAGAACTGTTCTTTGTAGAAGTCGCGCACAAGCTGTGTGGGAGGTGTTTCCTTACGATCCACATAGAGCCAGCCTGGCCAGTTAGGCCAATGGCGTCTGCTGATTCCGGCATATGTCTGACCACCGGTATCACCTGGGATGTTTGTTAGAAGATATCCACCTTCACTAATGATCATGCTATCAAAAGCAGGACTAAACTTCGCCATTTATATTCTCCTCTGGATCTACCCAATCACCTGTACCATCCTCATTGATGAACACATGGTCGCCTTCAATAATGTTGGTTACTTGCGTATCGTCTACCCGCTTGCCAAGAAACTTCTTGAACTCATTAGCGAGTAGGTGTAGTTGTTGGTTAACAGATGCATTATCTGTAATCTTTGTTGGTTGCTTGCGTAGGAGCTGGCGCTTGTCCATCATCGTATTAAAGGCATTGTTCGCATCGCGGATCTTCACAGGGACCCTGACGATTTTGCCTGTCTTGTCATCACGTACAAAATCACCATTGACCAAGCGATCCTGCATGGCGTCCAGCGAGCCGTGCATGAGGGCGGTTAGCTTGTGGTCAAGCTTATACCCATCGTCCTCTTGAATTTCTTTAATGGTCTCTTTAAACCACTTCTCGCCACGCCAAATCGTGATTGTGCTCATGGGAACCTTAAGCTCCAGGCTAACTTCTCGTGAAGTCAAACCTTGCATGACCAACTCGACGGCGCGCATTTTGATCTTGTCTGCCCAGTGGCCGGTCTTGTTCGCAGAGGTCTTGCCCTTAGCGCGCACATAAACCAATCTACCTCTGTTACTTTGTTTTGATGTATTCTCCATACAAATATCCTTAAACTGAATGGTTATTAAAAAATAACACTCTATATAAAGATTATACCATAAAAAAAATCAATTGTCAAGTGTTTTGGACAAAGATACTGTGTTTAATAAACAAAGGTACTGTGTTTATCAACAAAGGAAGGGACCCCTTTAGGGGTATTATGTGCGGAGCACCGAGTGGGCCTAAAGGCCCTTGACAAAGAGGATGTTTTATGTTACCCTCTATATAGTATATTATAATACTTAATAAAAAGCTATATATAAAATATATATATACGAGTAAATATATTTATATATTTATGAGTATATGTTTTTATATTTTATGTATAGTTTTTTATTTAGTATTATATTATAGTTATGAATATATACGAAGTATATATGAGTAACTATAATTATACTACGTAGTGTAACCCTCAGCTACGCCCGCGAGTTTCCGCAGGAAAGGAGCGATACGTCGATATCAGATATACCCCCAGGACTGCAAAGAAGGCCCCTAGAATCGCTTTAATCATTCCCCCCTATATGCTGGTATGTCTAAAGTAAAACAAATCGATTGTAGGGCTTAAAAAGGTAAAAACTCAAAAGTATATTGAATTTTGTCATGTCTTGACTCGTATAAATAGAGAAGCATGAGTTTTCCCCCCCACCCCCCTTCGATAGTAATGTCCATACATAACCTATTACTTAAGTAATATATAGAAGTCTTATATAAGACTATAAGTGTATTTTATCCACACTTAGGGATCAACACCTTGTCTTCACAAAGATACATGGTGCTTGGCTTGAATATCACAGCAACATCACCCCCACTTGGAGTACATCATGCAATACATGCAACACTTCTACAACGACGAACAGTTCGCCCGTTACCTTGCACTTGATACAACCTATGGTGCACGTCACATAGACTGGAAGCTAATGCAGTCTGCCGACCTTGAATTGTTCTTGGTGTTTAACATTGGTCTCGGTTACATCTAACACTTGGAGTATACTATGCATCTTCATGGATCATACGCGCTACCGCGCCCCTTCGGGCTGCCTACGGCAGGTATGCTCTTGCGTCGTCCCGACGCTTACTCCTCACTGCGTTCGTCGGTCTTGTTAATGATATTGGAAAGAACAGGACTGACTAGACGTACCGTGGTACTGCGTACCATGATCCACGTCGCCGGGCTGCGCTCCACGCGTGGGTCGGTCATCTCGTGCTGACAGGGCAAACCCACGCCGTGAGCTACCGGCTCCGTCAGGTTAATCAACGGCATGGATTGTCTGTAGAGGGAAGGTTGTGGATAAGTCACAAAGTTATCCACAGACTTATCAACATACAGATTTGAATATCTTGTGATATAATCAAGGCTCACCAACCAAGAAAGGAAACAAATCATGAACACGAAAACAGACTTTCTCGCTCTTTGTCGCCAGCGTATCGCTGAAGGTACTCTGACGATTGAACGCTTCCACAAAGAAGCCACCGCCGCGCTGATGCCCAAAACGGACATTGCCAATTACATTACTCTTTTATTCAAGGATGAAACCATGCAAGCCAACACCGAAACAAACCCAATAGCCGCCGCCCTTGCCGATGTACAGGCAACCGTGACGGACAATCATTACGAATCGCAAGGTCTAGCAAAGGCTTTTGACTTCGCCTGTTCACGGTCGGTCACAGCCTACCTCAAAGCCAAAGATTCCGCCCTGAAAGCCAAGGGCGCATACATGGCTGACGCCGTACAGAATGCCAAGGATAAGCGTGCTGAGGCTATCGCATGGCTTGCTATGTCATCGGCTGAATGGGACATGACCACCTGCATTACGGAGTATTGCGGACATGGACGCGAATGGGCAGCCAATGGCAAGGCAGTTGCACAATATGCCGAGGCTAACCAGATCGACACGCAGACCGCAGCCGAC